GTGCAGATTCTAAAGTGGAATTGAAAGAAAAGAAAGATAGGGCAGAGGATGCTATCTACGCTACAAAAGCAGCATTAAAAGAAGGTATTGTTCCAGGTGGTGGAATTGCTTTGTTAAATGCTTCGCAATATATAGAATCTAAAAGTATTGGCGAAACGATACTGTTGAATGCGATTAGAGCACCATTTGAAACAATACTGTTAAATGCTGGAATAAGTGGAGAAAATCTACTTGAAGAGAAGGGATATGGAATTGACGTGATAAGTGGTAATTGCGTGGACATGGTCAATTTCGGTATTATGGATCCAGTACTTGTTACCAAGTCTGCTCTTAAAAACGCTGTAAGTGTAGTGAATACGATTATATCAGCTGATTGTGTAATTTCAAATATAAGGATGGATGCAAGCAATTAATCACTATATAATCATAGAAAATATAAAAGAAGGACCTAAGAAAATCGCTGGGTTAATAATGACCGAAGAGACTGATAAAGACAATAGGTACTTAAAAGCAAAGATAATTTCTACAGGCAACCTCGTAGAAGGATTAAAAGATGGAGATACAATATACTATGATAAGCATGCCGGACATGGAATATCATGGAAAGACATATTGTACCATGTAATCCGATCAGGCGATGTTGTTCTAGTAGAATAGATTAACCTAAACCAGAAACCTAAACCCACAAACACAAAACAACAAACAAATTATTAATTAAAAAACAAAATTATGAAAATGTTACATTTTGTAGACGCAGCTGGAACTGATGAAAACTTTTACCCTGTATCTGCTTGCACTAGAATCGCAGTTACAGACGGTACTTCCGTACAGATCTTTTTCCAAAATTCTGGTGATGAGGCTGATCACGTAGTAGATTTAACTTGTACAGTACCCGAAGACGTGGCTTTAAGACTAGCTCAAGAAGTTGGCGCTAGTGGAGTTCAGTATAGTGGCGTACTTAAAGTTATAGCTACAATTGCACCTTTCGCAGATGTTTCTGCAGTAGCATTTACTGCTGGATCATAGTAAATGCGACTAACCGCGCAAGATTTGCGTGATATGAATATCCTTAAGTACTACAGGCTCGTTAGAAAATGGGCCTGTAAGACTTACGGTTTAAAAGATGCAGATTTAGAATTATTAATTTATTTAGATTGTAAAAAAAGATTTACACGAAAAGAGTTCTTAGACGGAGTTTATACATATTCATGGGATAAGAACCGTTGGGAGAGATTACGAAGAGATGGTTGGATAGATACTTGGAGACATAGGAATAGAACTACTATTATGTATTCAGTGTTCAAAACATCTTGGAAATGTGGTCAAATGATAAGTAGGATATATAGAATCCTATTAGGTGAGGAAGACTTACCCACTTCAGAGAGAAGTGTATTTTATAAAAATAAATCATATTCAGACAAAGTTTATAATAAAGCTATAGATGATATGATAAAAGACGAAAACAGATGAAAGATAGTCCAATGAAAAATAATGCGTATTGGAAGAGCAAACATTCAGAATCTTCTAGCGCTTCCGCTTTAAAATTTAAAGATGGAGGATATGCAGGGAATGCTTCTCCTTTAAAAGAACCTTTTAGTGCAATAGCAGCTGCGATAGCACTAGCAGGAGCGATAAAAGGGGGAATCGATAAGAAAAAAGCAAAACGCTCAGCAGGAATGCAAGCGGCTGCTTCAAAATCAGCATCAGGAGCCACTATGGGTCAAGGTATAAGTGCCGGACCTAAAGGAGGAATGAGTTAGGAACAAACCAAAATATAAAACTATGGGATATAGAATGAATGGTAGTCCAGCTAAACTTGGCACAATCCAAGGTACATCTGGTCATAAAGCGGCTTTAGAAGAAGCTTCACCTAATAAGTTTAATGCTGCGATACTTACTACTTTAGCAAAAACTGTTGGTAAAGTAGTTAAGAAAGGAGCAAAATTCGTAAAGGGAGTAGTTACTAAAAAAGGTGGTGGAAAAACAGGTATACCAAAGGGAAGTGGTAAAGGATCGGCATCATTCGCTGCAAAAGGAAGTGGTAAAACTGGAACAGGTGTGGATACTAAACCATCAACATCCACTGTACCTAAAGATGCTGAGGGTAATATAAAAATGTCACAGCAGGTTAGGCAAGAAAAGAGATTAGCTAAAGTTAGTGAAAGAAGAAGAAGTAAAGGTAAAGGAAAAAGCACGCGTGAAGTAATGTTGGAAAAGAAAGTAGCTATGACACCAGATGAAAGAATAAGATGGAATCAAGCACAGACTAAACAATATATTGACTTGGGAGTTAGAGCAGGTAGTATGGCTTTAGGTGGCGGACATGGAGGTGGTTACTCATCTGGTGGCGCAGATTTTAGTAGAACATTACCTTCTGAAGGAGAAACAGCACAAAGGAAAATGGGTGGTACTGGTTTTCAAATTGAAAAATCAGGAATTGAGAAAGCAAACGTAGGACCTCCATACGAAAATGAAGCCCCTGAAACTAAACCAGAGACAGAGCAACCAAAACAAAAAGACTCTAAGGGTTACGATAAATATTTATACGGAGAATAATATGGCATTTAAATTAGGTGAAAAATCAGAATTTTCTAAAACAATGAATTTAGCTGCTAAGTTCAATAAAGATACAGATGCGTCTGTACCTGGTACTCCTGTAATTAGAAAAAAATTAGCAGGTGGTATAAGAGCTGAAGCTAATATCGATGGTAGTATATACTTAGATGAATCAGTTGAACCAAACAGTATGGAAGAAAGAGCTGTATTAATGCATGAGATGAAACATTTAGTAGATATGAAAGTTGGTAAACTAACATATACCGATGACGATATAACTTGGATGGGGGAATCATATACGAGAAAGAATGGAAAAATAGAATTTGAAGGTCGATGGTTACCAGAGGGTAGTAAAGACTTTCCTTGGGAACAACATTAATGAAAACGAAAGGAGAAGCGTGGGCTGAATCCATGGCAAGCGAATTAAAGCAAAAAAAGAATATTAGAAAAAAGAAAATTAATATACAAAAAGCAAATAATATGGGATACAAACAAGGACCATTTCCAATGATAGAAGGCACATCGTCACATAAATCAGCATCAGCTTTAAAAGATAAGGGAGACAGTAGTGATGATGGTAAAATGCATAATCGAGCTCATGGCACTAATCATACTCATCCACCAGGAACTAGTTTTGCAGTTAGCCAGAAAATAAGGGAAAAAAGAGCACCGATTGAAAAGCAAATAACTAAGGAACATAATATTGAAGCAGAAGAAGCTGATAAATTAAAAGGTCCAAAAAAACTTAAATAATGAGTATACTAACTAGTATATTCTCTTCTGGCGCAACAGAACTTATAAAAGGAATTGGTGGTGTAATAGACAATCTACATACATCGAAAGAAGAAAAACTTGAAGCAGAAAGAAAAATCCAAACTCTTATAGCAAATCATGAGGTTGAAATGGAAAAACAAATTACGTCTCGTTGGGATAGTGATATGAAGTCTGATTCTTGGTTATCTAAAAACGTAAGACCGGCGGTTCTTATATTCTTAGTTGTATCTACGGTGTTGATGATATTTATCGATGCCGGTACAATTAATTTTGTAGTTGAAGACAAATGGACAGATCTATTACAACTAGTATTAATAACCGTGATCGGTGCCTATTTTGGCGGACGATCACTAGAAAAAGTAAAAAAATAAAATTATGGGACAAAATTCGACAGAAGTTGCTTATGGATTTGGGCAATTTGGTAGTGCGTTTGCAGACACTGCTGCTAATACTATAACAGCACCAGAAGAGTATGCTATTGTAGCTATTCAATTTTTAGCTACAACAACACTCAGCGCGTTAGTAGCAAAAGACGCAAACAATTTTCCAAACATAGGTGCAGCGGCTCATGACAGGGGTAATCAAACTATACGGGTAGACGGTGCGGTTAGTGGTACTACTATAATATTTGGTACCGCAACCGCTACGTTAGGTTTAGCGGTTGGAGATGAAGTATATCTTACTGCGACTGGTGCTCTTTTAGGCACGATCACTGTGTTAAATCCAAGTAGTGTTTACAATATTACTATCAGTTCATCAGTGACTATTACTGACGATCACTATGTTAGTATCGTCACACCAAATACCAAATCCATGGAAGGTATTGAAGGTACTGGTGGTCAAGCGATTGACTCAACCAATACGTTTCCATCAGGACTTACTATTGTTGGTAGATGGGATTCAGTGTCTATAGCTTCACTTTCTCCTACAACAGGAGGTATTATAGCTTATTTCGGTAAATAATGCCAGGATTAGGAATTGGACTTGCTGCAGTAACTAACGAAACTTTTATGTCCGCTGATGTAGCGGCATTGATGAGCGATATATTTATATCAGATCCTGTACATGATTTTACAACAGGATCTGTACCTACGGGATGGCTTGATCTAGACGTAAGTTGGTATTCTCCTGGGGGATATGAAGCTTCATTACCACAAACAAGTTGGGCTGATCCAAATGAGGCTTCATCTGGTAATTATTTTTGGATTAGAGGAGATGCTAGTAACGGTAGAAGACATTATCCTTTAAGATATGCAACGGCTTTACAAGGTGATTATTTGTTCCAATTATCTTTTTATGCTGGCGATATAGCTTGCCGTGATTTTGGTATAGTTATTTCTCCTGATGACGCAACATCAACAGCTGCTGACGAATGGCTATGGAGATGGGCTGCTGACTCGTCTAGAATAGCTGTTCAAGCGAATTGTACTAATCCTACCATTTATGGTTTTACTGATGCACTTAATAGTGGAGCAACAATAGATAATGATGGAGCATTGTGGTTTACTTATCATATGTATTCTAGACCAAGTGCTGGTACGACTACAATGATTGTTACCTTAGGTCAAGATGATTGGGAATTAAATGGAACACAACAAGGTACAACACGAACTCTTAATGAAGCTGTTGTTGGAGATGTGAGTACAGATTATTGGTTTGGAATAGGAGGTGATTTTGATCCAACAAATGTTGATCAAGCTTGGGCTAAAGCTAATGCTGTTAGGATTACAGCATTATAAAATAAAATAAATAACAATTAACTTAAATTAAATAAAATGGCAAAAAGAAAAACACCGAAAGCGGAGAATGTTATTGACCTTAAGCCGAGAGCGGAAAATGTAACAGAAGAACAACTTAAAAAGATCCAAAATGCTGTAGATCGAATAAACAGAACACAAATGGATATTGGACAATTAGAAGCTAGGAAACACCAAGCGTTGCATTTCATGGCTGGGGTTAATGATGAATTAACTCTTATACAAAACGAGTTACGAAAAGAGTATAATACTTTTGATGTTGATATACAAACAGGAAAAATAAACTATCCCTCAGACAATGGCAAAACTGATAAGAAAGATTAGTGTAGGTAAAGATTATAAGAATGACGCCATGCACTATGCTGTTGGACAAGAAGTTTATGGTGGACATACTATTTGTGATATTATAGAGGAAAGGACTAAGTTTTCTGTTTATATCAAAAAAGGTAAAGATGTTCTACCTTGGAAAGATTTTAACAAAAACATGGCAGTATCTGTAGAATATAATCTAGAGTACTAATGAAGAGCGTTTACAACTTTGTTGTAACGCCAATTGGAAAAAGATATAACAATACTAAAAAAGTTGAAGGTGGAGATCTTATATTAAACACTGAGATTTATAATCACCAATTTATCAATAGAACAGCTGTTGTTAAATCAATCCCATTAATTGGCGATACAGACATAGAACCAGGAGATGAGGTTATTATACACCATAATGTATTTCGTAGATGGCATAACATAAAAGGTATTGAAAAGAATAGTAGAAGTTACTTTAACGAATCTACTTATTTTATAACTCAAGACCAAATCTTTTTATATAAAAGAAATGGCAAGTGGAACGCCCCGAAAGGATTTTGTTTTATAAAACCTTTAAAAGCAAAAGATCAATTTAATATTGATGCAGAAAAACCTTTACAAGGTATCGTCAAATATTCAGATGGTACCGTTGAAGTCAACGACCTAGTTGGTTTTAGACCAAGTAGTGAATATGAATTCGTTATTGATGGCGAACGACTATATCGTGTTTTATCTAATTTTATAACTATCAAATATGAATATCAAGGAGACGAAGAGGAATATAATCCAAGCTGGGCACAAGGCTGTTGAAGAACTGATTAAAGTTGCAAAAGAACCAATTGTAGATTCAGATGACGATATATCAGCAGATAGATTAAAAAACGCCGCGGCTACTAAAAAATTAGCTATATTCGATGCGTTTGAAATACTTAGTAGAATTCAAGAAGAAGAGAATCTTTTGGAAGGTAAGACGCCTGAAGAGAGAAAGGAAAGAGTATTTAAAGGATTTGCCGAAGGAAGATCAAGATAGTGTATAAGCAGACATTATATAAAATAATAGAACCTATAAAAAAGACTACTATCAGTAGACTTAATAAAGGTAAGAAATGGAAGTATGGATATAATAAAGAACATGATATTATTATTATATCAAAAACTGGTAAGATTGGTGAGATATATGAAATCCAAAATCTGCGGATAGCGTTACCAAAAGCAAATAATATACATTCCAGATCTAAAAAGAAAGAAGAACAATATTGGGTACAGTTTGAAAAAAAACCAGAATTAAAAAACATAAAAACAATATTTGATTGGAGAACGTATCCAGATGAACATAAGGATAAGTGGTATAACTATATTGACAAGGAGTTCTTGAGAAGAGATAGTGGGTTTTGGTTTATGAATAAGGGTGTTGAAACCTACATGACAGGTACACATTACATGTATCTACAATGGAGTAAGATTGATGTTGGCGCTCCAGATTTTAGAGAGGCGAATAGATTATTCTTTATATTTTGGGAGGCATGTAAAGCAGATAAGAGATCTTACGGTATATGTTACTTGAAAAACAGACGTTCAGGATTTTCTTTTATGTCATCTGCAGAGGCTGTTAATTTAGCCACTATATCAACTGATTGTAGATATGGGGTACTTTCTAAGTCAGGAGCTGACGCAAAGAAGATGTTCACTGATAAAGTAGTTCCGATATCAGTAAACTACCCATTCTTTTTTAAACCGATTCAAGACGGTATGGATCGACCTAAAACAGAATTAGCGTATAGAGTTCCAGCTAGTAGATTTACAAGGAAGAAAATTCAAATTAATGAACAGTTAGAAAATATAGTAGGGTTAGATACTACTATTGATTGGAAGAACACTGGTGACAATAGTTATGATGGAGAAAAACTAGCGCTACTAGTACATGATGAAGCCGGAAAATGGGAGAGGCCTGAAAATATATTAAATAACTGGCGGGTTACAAAAACATGCTTAAGACTAGGTAGTAGAATTATAGGAAAATGCATGATGGGTAGTACGTCTAACGCTTTAGATAAGGGTGGAGACAATTTTAAAAAACTATATAACAGCTCAGACGTTACGAAAAGAAATCGTAATGGACAAACAAAATCTGGTTTATATTCTTTGTTTATCCCAATGGAATGGAACTACGAAGGATTTATTGACAGATATGGTATTCCAGTATTTGACACTCCAGACTATGATGCAATCGGACCAGATGGTGAATTAATAGATATTGGAATTATAGAACATTGGCAAAACGAGGCTGATGGTCTTAAGAGTGATCACGATAGTTTAAACGAGTTTTATCGCCAGTTCCCTAAAACTACAGAACACGCTTTTAGGGATGAAGCAAAGGGTAGTATTTTTAATTTAGTTAAGATATACGAACAGATAGATTACAACGAAGAGATGTCAAGAACTCTTGGGATTACACAAGGTAAT